CAAGCAACAGGTACTCGTATAACTAATAATTTCCGTGCTCCTGGTACTGGTAGCAAACGACTGACAAAAGATCAGTGGCGTGATATGGCCGAACAACAGTTACGCATAGGTAGGGGTGAACCAAGTCTACAGAAAGCTTTTGATGACGCACCTAACCAAATTGGTGACAAACAGTCATTACTTGCTCAGGGTGAACAAGTTGATGTGCCAGTTGGTACTCCGATTAAAGTCAAACAAGTCAAAGGTATTGATGTTCAGCAAGTTACCGACGTACCTGCAAACTTGCCAGAAACACCTGGTACGGTCCGTGTATCATCTCAGACTGATCCATTGGGTGCTCAGACACAAGCTGTGGCTAATGCTCCTGTCGCGGCTGCACCGGCACCACTTCCGAAAGTCGGTAGTGTTGGGCTTGATGGTAAGGTTGTTACTAAGGCTATGGTACGGGCTGCTCGTAAACAATTGAGTAAGCAGAAGCAGCTTAATAAGGTAAACCAGCAACGCCAAGAGTTATTCGATAATGCTCCTGACCTTACACCAAAACCACAGTCAGGCAACCCAGGGTTTGTCCCGACTAATGAGTTCCGTAAAGGCGAAAACGGTAATGTTATAGAGGTAGCCCATAACGCGGCTGAGGAAGCTCAGGCTGCTATTGACACGGCTAATTTGAGCGCGGCTGACGTTATGACACAAGCGCAGCGAGAGATAGACCAATTTGGTACTGTTAGCGCGGAGAGTGCTCGTAACCTTAAGGGTATGATTAGTAGTGGCCGATACCCACAGAACTCACCTGAATATATTGCTATGTCAAAAGCTCAGGTTGCCGGTGGTAGCAAGGCTGGTCAAAGCTTGTCGTTATTCAACCGAGAGACACGTCGGACCTCATCTGGCAAACAGTTGGCAAACAGGTTTATTAGCAAGCTATATGGTGTCACTGAGGACCCATTACGGCTCACTGATAGTGACATTGTACGAGTAAATACTGCAGAAGATGCGTTTGCTAATGCCCGTGATGCCGCTAATAGAGCTGGCGACCGGTATAACGCAACAAAATCTGCTGATGACTTCGCTGTTTGGAAGCAAGCTAAACAAGCCGCTCAAGCCGCTGAGGAAAACTCACTCATTGAGCAGTTCAACATTGCACAGCGCGTGTTGAAGGATAATACAGACCCAGCGGCGCTCAAGGCACTCCAAGCGGCCGAAAAAGAGGCTGGTGTGTATCAGATGGACTGGATTGACGCGAATATGCTCTCTGGTACCGGTACCGGCACACGTAACTACTTGAACACAACGGGTATCAGACTTGAGAATAGAATGTTTGGCTTTGGTGGCTATAGCTCTAAAGGCGCAAAACTTGGTAACAAAATAGGTAATCGCCAAGTTGTATCTGACTTCAAGGCTCGTAATCAATTAGACGGCAATAGGTTCGTAAAAGGTGTTAAACAGTGGTCTACAACCATGAACACGCTTGGTGAGGGTAATATCCAAGCTGTTGCACATGGCCGAGCGTATAAGTTCTATGAGAAACAGCTCAAGGCCCAAGGGCTCACTGGCGACCGATTGGCACGTGACATTGAGTACATGCTTGATGCTGACCCACAAGGTATAGTCCCACACTATCAAGCATGGGCTATGAAAGAAAACGCTCTTAGTGCCTTAGCTCATAGTAAGAAGATTGAACAGACTCTTGCTAACGCTATTGCTGGTCAAGGTGGTGGCAAAGCTGCTCAGATGGCTGCTAAGGCCGCTGTACGCCTCACAGTAGGGTTCCCTACTGTTATCGGTCGCTCACTGGTTGGTGGGGCAAAACGGGCTACATTAGGTGTACCAGAGGCTATACATGCTGCATTTGTTGGTGGTGATAAATTGAAACAAGCTGATTTACTATATAGCGCGAAAGTGCATGGCGGTTCTGGTGCAATGTTATATGCGGCTGGCTGGGGGCTTGCACAGTCAGGCATCATCACTGGGCCTTATCCTGAGAATGACCCTGCCGAGCGTGAGAGATGGGAAGCTGAGGGTATACAACCTAATTCTATTAAGATTGCTGGCCAATATTTCAGTATCCCTGGTTATTTTGGAGCGTTGGCTATGCCATTAATGGTTCCAGCCTACATAAAAGATGCAACGAGTGCCGAGGACATAGCTAAAGGTATTGGTAGTGCTGTGATGAACTTATCACCGACTGAGAGTGCTGCTAAGTTTTTTGCTGGTATTGATGGCAGAGGTGGCGACCAATGGGTGAAAAACACGGCTACGTCACTGGTTCGCGCATATACGCCAGTTGGTGCGCTGCTTAACCAGATAGCGAGAATGACTGATAGTACCAAGAACGACACCACCACAAAAGATGCTATCAGTAATTTTCTTGATAATGTTGCTAGTGGTATACCTGTGTTGAATAACAAGGTAAATACGATAGCCAAGACTGATATGTACGGTAATGAGCTCCATAATCCTAACCCTGTTGCCACATTCTTTGGAGCACAAGGCTCAGTACAGGGTCAGGGCTCAGAAGATGTACAACAATCGCAGAACGTCGCAAATGAGACATATGCTCAGTTAGACCAGTACGGTGTCTTGCAGAATGATAACCTGATGAGCTTAGTCGATGAGAAGGTACGGGCTCAGATTACCAGAGGTCAAGACCTTACACCCGAACAAGTTACAGCTATTCAAAAGAAAGTGACAAAGGGTATTAGCGCTGGTATTACCGCTGATAGTGATAGTAACTGGCGTGAGAACGGTGATTATGCGACTGACCGTACTGCTAGACAAGTTAAATTGCAGATGCTAGAGGCTGACCCAATGGCTAAAAAGAGTGATATAGCTGGGCTGAAAGTACAGATAGCCAGAGATGACGTACTCGAGAAAAACAACGTGCCGTATGAGCGATTGAAGTCTTACCAGACTACCACTGAGGCTGAGTGGCGCGAAATGGGTGACGGTGATGGCAAAGATGATGACCATGAGATGTACCAAAGCCTATGGGAAATGGATCAAATGTTGACTGAGGTTGGTGGTTCATATAAAGATGGTGAACCAACGAAGAATAAATACACCGCCAAAACATCTGGCTCTGGCTCTGGCTCTGGCTCTGGCTCTGGCAAAAAGATGGGGACTGACTTCGGCACACTCAGTTTAGGTGGCGTAAATGCACCAAATGTCCGTCAGTATGATATGAGTAGGATGTCAGGTACGAGTAATATCCCTATAATTAACATAAAACGGCCTGAAATAGTCCATAAAATCACCCAAGGAAGTGTACAATAAAAGATATGGCAGCACTCGATAACATTACAAACCTAGCGCAAGATGTATACTTCTCTATTAACGGCACTGAAAACGATGATGATGGTGATGATTTAACTACTTTTCGAAACGATTTTATCCGTGGTTTTAACCTATGGCTTGATGAGTATGAGACAGAAGCATATTGGAGCAAATTACGCGAAAATGGCTATGAGCTGGCGACAATCTCGAATACGTCTGTTTATAGCTTTGAGTTGCCAGAGGAATACCGAACACCTGTATTTAACCAGAACAAGTATGTCAAAATAGTTGCCACTGACGGTACGGTACTAGCTAGTTTCAAGCTGGTTGACCCAAGCCAAACGTCGAATGACGACCCTGACGCTGCCTATACCCCGAATAGGGCTGCTTTCGTAGCTAACCATATAGTGTTATCACGGGCCCCAAATGATACTGAGGTCGGCTCAAAGCTAATTCTTGATGTCGTACAATATCATCCACGCCTAACCACAACCGATGATAGTGGTATAGCTCTCTTACCAAGCAGACAACTTGCCGTATATGGTATCTCTAAGAACATGACACTCTCTAATGTCACTAAAGTAGCTCTCAGCCCATCATTCGCTCAGAAATATAAGAACGAGCTAGATAAGCAGATAGCTATAAACAATGCTACAAACGAGAGCTATGACGCACAATTTAGCAATTATGGGTATGTCACTGGGGTCTGGTAATGGCTGTAGATCGTCCGGTACAAATTAAGCAACAAACTATCACATCAACTGATGCGGTCAGTTTTAGTGCCGGTCTTGATGAGCGTGGCGACTATAATATACCGATAAATAGTTACAGTTATGGCCGTAATGCTTGGGTAAACAATGCGAATAATATCGTTAAACGTCTCACGAAAAAGCGCTGGCTACCTGATACAGTTGGCTTCAATGGTGAAATTGCCAAAGTTTATTATAATGGGCATCTGTACTTCTTTATTGCTGATGCAGGTAAAGTGAAATACTGCGAAGAAAATGCTACCTCATGGACAAATTGTGGTGGTAGCAACACCATCACGACTACGGCTGGCGTTATCACGACATTCATGCGGACTAATGACATTTTGCTGTGTATGAATGGTATAGACAACTTACGCTATATCGACCTCGCAACACTTAATATGACGGTGTTTACCTCGGTTGTGCAGCCTACTAGTACCCTAACCGCAACTGCGACTGGCATTACGGCATCAGGTGCGTTCAAGGCATACTATGCGATAACCTACAGCTCTGACGGTGGTGGCGATACCGGTATAAACGAAGCTAAAATCTTAACTCAAGCCGTATCAAAAAGCCGTTCTACATGGAAATCTGACGGTACTGAGTACCTGACTATCGCATTTAATGACACACCCCCTGCTGGTGCTACAGGGCGTATTGTATGGGGAGCGGTTGCCATAGCGGGGACTACCCCAGTTGCGAGTGACTTGATGAAAATGAGCGATAAAATACCGCTTGCCACTACTTCATTCTCTGATAATGGCTCAGTACCATTTGATATCACCGCTGGGGTAGGCACAACAGTAAACACAACCGCTGGCGTTAAGGCTAGTGCCGGTACGATGGCTGGTGATACGCCAGTCCTATACGGCAACCCTGATAGCCCCTATGACTTATACTTTGCCGGTATCACCGACACTGGTATCTCGTTCAGCCCTGGTGATGGGGCGCAGACAATGCCGCTTAACAAGGGCACAGATTACTACCCTACCTCTGTTGTTGGCTTCCGTAACAACCAGAACGTACCAAGCCTATTCTCTATCTCAAGTAGTGTTGACGGTATCGGTAAGCAAGATATTATTAGCCAGAAAACGATTACTTACGGCAACCAAGCCAAACAATATTGGGACTATGAAAGTCTTAACACTGGGGCAAATGCTGTCTATGCGAAATATGGCGTGGTCAATTATCTAGGTAAATTGATATTCCCTGGCTCAAATGGTGTCAACTCTATTGATACTAAGGCTCAAATACAGAATGTGCTGTCACAGTCAATCATTAGCAATCAAATAGCCAATACTTATGCAAGCATTAAAAATGCTAACTTTGACAAGATAGTTGGTACGGCATGGAACAACTATGTACTTATGACTGTCCCATCACAAAGGTACAACTACAATAACCAGATAATTATTTATGACCTTGTGAACATAGACGCCCCTAAGTGGGCTATTTGGGACTTACCTGCTGATTGGATAGGCACAGTATCACCGCCAAACCAGGCAAGTTTCCCCTATATCAGACAAGGTAATAAAATATACAAACTCGTTGAGGGCTTTGTCGCGCAAGATGAAGATACCGCAGGGGTACCGGTACCATTTACTGTGGATGTACGTGGCTCTTTGATGCCGTTTTCTAATGGTCGTAACCATTTTGTGGCAGCGGTCCAGGGTGTGTTTTATGTCACAGATTGGGTTGGTACCGTATATTGTGAGGTGTCATATATCAACCAAAAAGGTGGTACCAATAGAGTTAAAACTAAGACTAAATCATTCACTAACGGTAGTGTCATCGCACCCAGCCAAGGTGGTTGGGGCAACCCACGTCTTATGTACAATGGGTTTAAGAACAGGCTTATTGGCTGGTCAACGCCCATGCCTGTAGCTTCCGAGAACAGTAGCTCGCTCAAGATATCTAAGCGGCTACGAGTGAAACTGCCAAACCCAGTGGTGAATGAAGTTAATTTTAGGATATATAGTAACTCAGACGGTACTTCATTTGGCCTAAAATCATTTAGCATCGAAAAAGTAGATGTTGGCGTAATAGGTGATATCATATAAACAAAGGATAAACAATATGACTGATGTTACAGATTACATAGCTGAATGGAAGAAATCAAAAGAGTTTACCTATGGGTACACCCATGATTTTCGTGACCTAAATACTATCGCTAATGCCCAGTACCCTAAGAGTAATAGCAAGAAGCCAAATGTCGGTGATACAACTATCGCTGGTGCTATCCGCCAGATGATGAACAAAGCCATTAAACAGCCACCTGTTATATCGGTCGCTATCAATGGCTCAAAACTAACTGAGCAAGCTCTTATTTGTCGTCATATCGTCAATGATAATATCCTTAACCCTACTAGTTTTGGCAAAGGGTTTATTGGCTCATTAAAACTTGGTGGCCGTGGTGCAGTCACACGAGGGTTTAACGCCTTCCAAGTCAAAGCCACCAATCTGTATGGTCAGTATGGAGTCATCCCATCATTGCTACATTTTAGCGATATTGGTATTGAACCAGGCGTACAAGATGCCAACTTATCAAGTTATTTTTATGTCAAAACGCAGTTTACCCCTACTAAGCTCAAGAAAATATACGCGAAAGAGAAAAACAATAAGAATACTACTTGGAATATTAAGGCTATAAAAGCTCTTATTGATGCTGGCCCTGACGGGACAGGTGCTACTGAATACTCAGAGTGGTTGATACCAAGTGAGCAGACCGCTGCAACATCATCTGACACCTATACAATAGTTACACGCCTCAGTTCTGACCCTGACGATGATATTACCAGCTTTAGCCCCACATTGAGCCAGAGTATCCGTAACGTGCCAAACCGTTCAAAGTTTGGCTACCCGCGTGTTATATTCATGGTTATTGACCCTGCCGAACTTTCGCCATTTGGTGATAGCCGTGTACGCCTCGCCAGCCCTAACCAGAACTTGATGATGGCATTACGCCAGAACGTAGCTACCACATGGCTCTATAACAGTGACCCAACAGTGGTCAGAACTGGTCTATTCACCGGCTCAACAGCTCTCAAAGCTGGTGGCACAATCAGCTCTACCGACCCAAATGCCAAAGTTGGGCTACTCACTCTTGATACCTCAACTGCTCAACAGTATGACAAAATTAGCCAAGAAATCAGTGGTCAAATCTTGAACATGCTTGGGTATAACCCAGGGGCAAGTCTTGGCGCAATCGGCCAGTCAAAGACGGGTATCGGTGCTCAGACACAGCGAGCTGGTATTGACGACGCCAGCCAAGAGATTACGAACATTGTCCAAGACTTTATCAAACAATACATACTATCTGCACTTGACTTATTCCTCAGCGAACAGGATGATACCGGCATATTGTATGTTGACGATGATACCAAAAAAGATATTGAAGCTATATCACCAGGACGTTTCGGCGACCCGACTAACCCTAATGCGCTTGGCGTGAACTGGACTGAACTGTATGACTACATACAGAAGATAGACATAACCGTTGATACGACTATCAGTAAAGACGACTTCACTAATGAAAAACGGGCTGAGTTACAAGATACTTTAGTAACTATGAAACAGAACGACAACCCGAATGACCCAGTAGCTGCTCAGAAGGCTAGTATTGTTCAAGATGAGCTTATCGAAGAAGCTGTACCTGACCTGTCTCAGAAACTAGCTGCTATGCCACAACAGCCCCAAATGCAGCAACCACAGCAAATGATGTAATATAACCTACAATCTATTTACATAACGTAGATAAAAATATAACATTAGCTATATGAGTGAAGTAGATTTAGATTATAATTTTAACAGTAGTGTCATGTCAGATGACAATACATCAGATGTTGACCACAATAATGTGTCTATTCTGGTGAAACAGCTCAAAGATATTGATGAGCTTATACTAAAGCATAATACCTTTGACGTAATCGTACAGATACAGGGGGTATCAGTAGAATCACAGATAGCAGCTCACAAATTATTGGTCGGGTACTTGAGACAGTTTAGAGATGATTTAGCTAAAAAAGTAGAGGGGTTAACGTATGGACGATGATTTGGATACAATGTTCAATGATGATAATAAACTACCCACCGAAGTCGTTGCAGACCCGCCTGTTGCAACCGCACCCGATAGTGACCAAACCGGAAGTGGAGATACCCCAGCAGGAGAGGCCGAAGGGGACGCGCCCAAACAACCACAAGCACCGCCAAGTGAAGATCCAAAAGCGCAAGACGAGTCGCCAGTGGAAAAAGGTGAGCCAGCAGCACAAGAGCAGCCAAAGCCGCTAACTGCCGAGGAAGTACGCCAGATTATGTCTGATGTCCGTGACCAAGAGCGAAATAGTGGGAAAGCCTTGGAAGAAGCCGAAAAAGAGGTGCTTGCAGCATACTACCCACAGGGGTTGTCGAACACCTTGGTAGATGAAAGTACCGGCAAAGAGATAAGGTCACCTCAAGACGTGGTAGACCTATCAGGTGGTACTATGACTACTGAACAAGCGACCCAGTGGCTTATGAATGAGCAGTATAAGCTCGATAAGCAGGTAGCTGATATCAAGTCGTCAGCTCGTGAACTAGCTGAGGTAAACTCTAATTTCAAACAAGGTGCCACAAGAGTAATTGAGAAATATAAACCAATCTTTGATAAATACCCTCAGTTGCAGGGTAAAGTCTACAAAAACTACATGAAAACAGTTAAGCTAGACGCTGAAAAAGACCTCATATTGTCTGCCCCTGATATTGAGGATTACTATGCTGATGTTATGGAGCCGTATGTTATGGCATTCGGTTTCCAGCCGACACCAGCCGCCGCACCGGCAGCCGCTATCCCTGTGAGCAAGCAGACGGCAGCAGACCGCATGGATGTAGGTGGTGATGTAGGTGGTGATGCTGGGGCTGGCGACATTGACCCCAACGACGCAGAAGCAACATTAAATAAGTTTTTTGGAGAATAAAACAATGGCAACAGCAATCGACTGGTTCAACATCAAAACAGGTGAAACGGTATATACAAGCCGCCCAGCCCAAATCAAAGGCCTTATTGAGAGTAGTGATCTCGGTGTGAACCGACAGAGTGATGTTGGTTGGCGCTTAGGTAAAGAATGGGTCGCTAAGTTACGCAAAGCTCGCAATAACCGTGAGATGATGGCTAACCTTGGCAAAATGTCAGGTGGTGATGTTACTGATACACAACTATTGGTAGCTATATTCAGTATTGAAGCTGAGGCTGATAAGCAAACCAACCTCGACAAAGAAGATGCACCGTTTGAGCAAGAGTACCTTGATAGCATCCGACCTAAAAGTAGTAAGTAGTTTCTAAGTCTCGTTCACCAATATCAAGATGGGAGGTTTCCTGTACATCGTTCTCGATGAGGAAGTCTCCCTTTTTGCTAAAGTAATAATGGATAGCGGTGAACATATACCTGATAGCATCAGCAGCATGGCTCTCGCTCTTGTGGTCTGCACCAATGTAGTCACCAGTCTCAGGGTTATACTTGCGCCTGTAGATAGGGAGTTTTCGGACAAGTGAAGCTGTAGTCCCTATATTTATGACTACTTTTGGTAGCCTCTCTAGCACTCGGTCAATACCAATACTGACGCCCTCACGACGCAAGGTGCTGGCGTTCATAATGCCATTACGGTAGAGGTAGTCTAGGCGGCTCACATTATCGTTCATGCTGCGGACTGCGCTGTCATGGGGCAGGAAGTGCCAACCATAGTTATATGGCTTAGTTTTTAGGAATGGCACGACACTATTAAGGGCAAAATCTGATGTCTCTAAGAAGTCGATAATGCGTATTTGACCGTTGAAATACTGAAAAAAGACAATGGCTAGGGCGTCAGACATACCTAGATCCCAGGCTGTATAGACAGGGTATGCTGCATTATATGGGTAGATGCCAATACCACCGTTAGTTTTGAGCTGCGATATAATTTGCCCATAGTATGACGTTTCACTGGCTTGCCCCCAGTCGAGCAGCATCTCTTGTCTAAACTTGAAGTCGTTGCCATTACGCAAGATATACCCTTGGCGTGTCCTCTCAAGCTCATCTGGCGTCATATAATGGGTAGCGTCGATATAGCAGGTGTACTTTGTACCGGTCTTATCAGCTTTGAACGCTTCGTGCATACGGTGCATAGTCTCACCATTGATACCATCTATTTTTGGCGTACCGGTGTATATTCGCTTGCCTTTGTTGCGCTCAGTGATAGGGGCAATCACGTTGACTGCCTCAATAGGTTGGTCGGCAAACTCATCAAACCAATAGTTCTTACCGTTCGCACCTCGGAGTGCCTCGGTATTAGTCGCACCAAGCGTCATAAATATAGAGCCGTTGATAAGCTCCATGCGCATATCATCTTCGCTATTTGATTGTCGGGCGACTAATGGCTTTGGCATGTGGTCAAGTGTCTTGAACCCATCATCCTCGATGTTATTCCAAAAGTTACGGAAGCCCATTTTTGCAGTAGGGTATACAGCAACGGCTGTTTGCACCCTTCGTACTAAGTCCGGTACGATACCCTCGCTGAATGTTGTCGTCGTTTTCGCGCCACGACGGGCTATAACAAGCAGGAGCTCATCAATCTTTGGATCATTGAACGCTTGGACTATCTCTTTTTGATAGTCTCTTAGGGGTAGTCTGTGTTGTGGCACCTGCATTTTCTATAGTATAACAAAGTTTTGTAATTATACTTGTTATCCTTTATAATTCGTGGTAACAGAACCAGCACACAAATAACTTTTAACGATAAGGATTTATCATGGCTTCATACTACGGTATTCGTACTGCTACGTTTCTTGACCGCCGCCTAAAGGCTGGCTCGACTGTTGCTAAATATCTTGACGCTAACGGTGTCAACACTGTTGACGCTGCAACCGTCCGCGTTCTTAACATTGACATCGACAGCTCTAGCCTCGGTGTTTATGACGAGACTGCAACTACACAAACTGTAACCCTCGCTGAATACGGCAAGCAAGAGTGGACGCTTGACTACAACTACTTCGTATTCCTACGCATCCAGGACACTCAGGTTCAGGACACGCCAATCGGTACGCTCGTACAGGAAACTGCACAGGCTTGGATTGACGAAAAGTTCGTTCCTGACTTCGATGAGTATTGTCTTGCTAAAGTAATCGCTGCACGACCAAGCGGTAACATCGTTACCTGGGATGGCACTACCTTGACCGGCCTCAATGGTTTGCTACAGAAGTTCTACAATACCGTTACTGTTGTCACCAACGGTGGTGGCGAGGCTTCTAACAGTGTTGCATGGGTACCAAGTACCTTCGCTGACCAACTTCGTGCTTTCATCACTACTTTCGATGGTAGCGATAAGGGTTACACGGCTGGCTTGAATGGCTTGCTTGGTAAGCTCAAAAACGTAATGGTTGTTGAGACTGTTGATGAGTACTTCTCAGCTTACCCAACTGTTAAAGCAGTTGTCGCTGATAAGAAAGCTATCGCAGCTCCTACCCAGAAGATGACCCCTAAGAATGGTGGTCGCAAGTTCATCAAGGATGTTCCTGGGTTTGGCGGTTCTGAACTGCAACTTCGCGCTCGTGGTGGCGCATTCATTCTTGGACGCAAAGCAAGTGCAATTGCAACGCTCCAAAGCTCAAGTTCTTAACAGATTGAGCAAAAAGCATAAGAGGGCTGTAAAAGGCTCTCTTTTTGTTGTAAGATAAGGGTATGAAACTACAATTGCTAACTGAAAGAGTAGGATAATAATTTTGCCAAGCATAAATCTAATCAAAGCATCAGATGGTACTGGCAACGCTAGTACCGCTACAGTCCAAACAGTCCGTAATTCAGGCGTAACAACAATAATCGTTGACACAGTAAATAATATCCCAGCCACATTTATGGGTAGCATGGGGACACCTCATACATTCGTAGACCCTGTGACAAGCGAAGAAATAACTGTAATATCAGAAGCCACCGCAGTTGATTTCACTGGCCATGTCAGTGGCGCTAATCTCGAAATAGATAGCATCGCACCTGGGTATACTGACTTGGGTAGTGCTGTGGGTGACATTATAGTTATACGACCTACGACTGCGTGGGCCAACAATTTGGCTGATACGCTCGCTGCTTCACATGACAACGACGGCACTCTCAAAGCTGGTGCAGTCACGAACGCGAAACTCTCCACAACCGCTGGTGAACCTGGTGGGGCATGGAAAGCATGGACACCAACGTTCACAGGGCTTACTGTCGGTGCTGGTGGAACGCTAACCTGTGCGTATACGCAAATCGGTAAGACAGTCCATGGACGGATTTTTTGGAAGTTCGGTACTGGCTCGGCAGTATCTGGCGACGTTGCCGTCACTCTTCCTGTCACCGCCAAAGCCTACCCAAGTACAGCCAACATCGCCCCAATCGGGGTAACGGCAGCTTTCGACGGGTTCGGCGTGATTATGGGGTTCGTCGGCATGCAAACCACTACCTCAGCAGTCCTCCGGCCAACTGCCACAAACGGCGCCTTTTTAGGGATCACGACTTATTCGGCCACAGTACCATCCACATGGGCAACCAATCACGAGCTGACGGCAACTTTCACTTATGAGGCTGCCTAGGCCATGCCAGAAGATATAAAACCACCAAAGACAATCGAAGAAGTCGGGATACACCTTGTCTATATGGCTGTAGCTCAGAACGCCACCAACGCATCCCTAAGAGAACTCAAACAGACACTCAAAGACATGCAGCAAACGCAAGTGCCACAGGTAGATTTTGACGAGCATGTCATTTGGGGCAAGGCCGTTATATTAGACCATGACACCCGAATTACGAAGCTAGAGCGTGCCAGCGAACTAGAGAACTCAAGCACGATGCACAAGGTACTAAAAGGGCTGGACGCGAAGATTGTTAGCCTGATTATACTTATCATGTTCGGCACATTCTTGTACGGCACGTACGTCATGGTCAAGTACAACTACTACAAGAGTCTGCCACCTATTGAGGCAAGCAAGTGAAGCAGCTTGTCAGCCCGAACCTCGACCCCACAATCTTCTCTGGGGGCTGGGCGCTCAATGATTGGCTGGGCTGGTGTCTCGCCTATACAGAGGTAGCGTTTGGTGCAGACCGAGTAAGTGCCACGGCAACCGATGAGTGGAACCGCATCAGTTTTAGGCATGAAGATAGAAACCTCCCATCAGGTGTCTATGTGCCTGTCTGGTTCTCACACTTCGGCACATACAACGGCGTCTATAAGAACTGGGGGCATGTCGCTATCTATAAGGACGGCACAATCTGGTCAAGCCCTATCTCTCACAAACCCTACGCTGATATATGGACATCAATCGAACAGGTCGAGCAGAGGTATAACTGTAAGTTTATTGGTTGGAGCGAGGACATCGGCAACGTAAGAGTAATCGAGGAGGAAGATATGACAATACCAGACGCAGATAACTACTATTGGCGGTATGGGCAAGACTTAGCGGAACGGCTTAGAGGCAGACAACTGTCGCGAGACGAGTTCAGACAGCACTTGGTTGGTCAAACTGACCTCCGAGCCATCGAGATACTGTCGGATGACCCTGAAGCTGATACAACCCAACACGCACAGACCATCGGCGTCGTGGCGCTCCGCGATAACTGGCAGGGGCAAATGTATGCCTTACAGCAACAACTCGCAGACACCAAAGTAGCCCTACAGAACGCCGAAAACAAGCCACCTGTTGAAGTCGTCAAAGAAGTTGAAAAGATTGTTGAAAAGTCAGTATACATCAACGACCCGATACTAGCCGAAAACAAGCCACCTGTTGAAGTCGTCAAAGAAGTTGAAAAGATTGTTGAAAAGTCAGTATACATCAACGACCCGATACTAGCCAAAAACACTCAAGATACCCTGACGATTGTTAAATCCATCAAGGGTATGCTTATTAACTTCATAGGGGTAGTAAAAAACTTTATTAAGAAAGGCTAAAAATGAAACTCTGTATGACAAAAAAACAAGCGTTAGACATAGGAAAAGTGGCTGGTTACGTTGCTATCTCAGCAGTACTCGACTATCTCATTAGCATTACTACAGCGAGTGAGTTTGGGCAGCTGACACCAGTAATTAACATTGTGTTGGTAGCGTTCAAAAAACTTGTAACCGCTGAGAAATAACGTGGAAAAAGGGTGGCACTACGAACAGAACGTCCGGATAAGCCACCTTGCCAGTGAAATGGTGCGGTTATTCGTTTCAGGCCATGACGCCGAGCAGACGGCTCAGTATGAAGCGGTACGCAAAGAATACTTACGCCAACAGCTTGTCAAAGGTTGGCATGATGTGGGCTATATACCGCCACCTGAGCATGTAGTCGGGTAAACTAGTAGCTAAAATAATAGCTTATGCTTATAATAAAAATGAGTGTTGTACGTTAAACGATATCTAGCCTCCTAAACTCAACTCGTCTATCAAAATAAATATAAGGTCATACACTCACCTGACATACTCCCTCTTAGCAAGGGAGTTTTGTTAAAAAAACAACCACCCAAGAGTAGCATAGGAGCGCTAAAAGGGTGGTTGTTATGTAGTTATTTTAGCACAGTCCAATTTTGAACGGATATTGTCGATAATAGCTTTATCAGTCTTTATCTCGATTACGGTCAGTTGCTCATTGTATTCAGGGTTGAAAGCAAGAAGCCTGGCGCTATTTAGCTCACATATCACCATGCCAAAATGTATCTGAGCAAGGTAATCAAGTGGTATCTCACCATTCACTAGTGCCTCATGCCGAAGCCCGTTAGCACACTTCACTTCTAGTAGTATGTCACCAGTGATACCATCAGGACTATAACCAGCGGTGGGGTATTTACTATTGGTGATAAACCCTGGCCGGAGCACGTCTGTCTCGTAGTTATGCTCATACTCACGGATTGCGATAGGCTCAAGCAGAGTGCCACGCATCATGTACTTGTTTGCTGTGATAGCACTATCATCTGGTAATGGCTTGCCTTGGAGCAATTTGATTGCGCGTGAGCCTGTCCACCTACCTTTTCTTAACTCATGCCACTCAGGGGTACCCTGCTTAACGTCATGTATTGTTATCAAAGATATTCTCCTATAAACCATGCAATTCCACAGAGCATTGCACAGAGTAAAAACCCAACTAGGATTCCCCAAAGAAATAGTGTCATAACATCCTTTCTAATTCTGATTGTATTAACGGCCAATTATCAGGCCATACGAACTTCGCATAGCTCCATTCGTCAAGTTTGTCGATTGTTTCTTGCTGTAAGGGCTGCTTATGAGCCGTTTTAGAGGCTTTTATTTCTAAGGCGACCCAGAACCCATCTTTGAGTGCAAGAACGTCTGGTGCGCCAACAGGAACACCAGCGGTGGCGTTTAGCTTGATAACATAGCAGCCTTTATGACGTAACCATTTAGTAATTTCTGTTTGTAATTTCTGTTCAGTCATTCTCTAGCCCTTCTGCTAGCATTTCAAGCCCCTTTTGTGATTGTGCAAAACCCCTTAACCATGCAGCAGTCATTACTTTATTCTCAGCTATATAGTAACCCTCAGCATCTTTGATAGCTCCGGCCGGTGCTGTCAGGAGTGTGTAGTCATCGACATAGACATCCTCACCACCTAGCAGAGTAATAGTACGGGTAAGGCGGCCGTCAATCTGGTCAAATACGAGTTCGATAGCGCGGTATCGGCCCTTACGGACATTCCGCAGTAAGTTAGCGACTATGACATGCTTTACCTGTGGCATCTTCTGTGGTGGCTTGAGGTTTACGTCCTTGCCAGCTTGGATAGCCTTTTTGACGCGCAATATAGCCGGTATAATCTGCTCTGGCATAGTACGCATCCGGCTGAGTGTCTCACGCAGCTTTGCGGTTGCAGGGTCATAATTATCGTCTTGCACTGGTGCTACGGTTTCAGGGGCCCCGAGCGCTTTCTGCTCACTATGCTCGACATCAATCGCTTTCAGATACCGGACATAGAACTTCGGTATCTTGATGTGTATAGGTGTTTCGAGTAACCCCTCAATACGGTCAAACGACATTTTGGCGGCCGCTATATCATCTGTATCAGTACAAATGTCTATCAGTGACATGAGAGTACGCTCATCGACAGTGTTACTTTTAGATTTCTTCTTTACCCAGTACTCATCATAGGGAAGATGTATAAACTCCTCAAATTGATCTTTCAGTGTTATCATTACATATCCAATGCTAATAGTTGATTAAGGCTGTCATTAACCTCTGGTGTCGTCTCAAGCTCAACATCACTGTCAAACTTCTGGAACATACCCCACCGCGTCCTTATTTCAAGCAAATCTTCTGCTGGCCAGCCATTACATACATAACGAGTAATAATTTTACCGTCCTGCCTATACGCCGACCGTTCATACCCTGCAATCTTTGCAGCGTGGGCAATTGACTTTTTGCCAAGTGCCGTATAACTCCGCTCATCACACCACTTCTGGTAGTCACGTGTCAGTTCAGTAAAATTAGTGAAACCCCATATATCATTACGCACTAATTCCTCGAAATACGTCTCAGCAGTATTCACTTCTTCATCGTAGTCCTCTTTGGCTTTAATTGTCTGTTCACTAAAACTATAGCTATAGCCATTATCTTTGATTTTAACCGTTGTACGGAGTATTTCACCCAGTAAGTCTGACAAGAACCCAGGTCTTGCGAACAAGCGTTCATCGAACGTATTGTCCTGTGGAAAACTCGCTCGAAATGGGATAGTGAACGTGCGACGTCGAACACCTTGGGTCTTGTCAGCGAAAGTCGGTATGTTGTTAGCATTGAAAATAGTATGAACATTACCGTCAACCATCACTCCGTCCTGGCTGTTGAACTTGTGGACGTTAAAAGTGCTATGTTCAGCTAGGTTCTTATACCCACCAGTGTCTTTGATGTGCCCGTCGTTACTTTCAAGACAGACGTTACCAAGACGCCCGTTGACCATTGGCGTATCACGCTCATCCTCAATCTGCTTGACAGTAAGCTGGCTGAACCACCGGTTGTGCGAGTACGGCGCGTCGGAGCCAAAAATAGCATACAGTGCCTTAAGTGTGGTCGATTTGCCATTGGCTCCATTACCGAGGAACCAGAACACGCCAAATGGTTTCTTCGCCATAAATATGGGCGCTAATGCCTGAATAATATCATCGGCTAAACCTGTATCACCTGATGTGACTTCCTCAAGCCATTCACGGTGTGACATACCATCACCAGGGTTGATTGCAGTTGTGTAAACACAATCGTCATTTGATATGTCAGTGGTAAACTTGAGTTTTTCCATATCCCATACTCGGCCATCTGGCATAGCTATGTAGTGAGCGTACTTCGTCAGATCCTCGGAGTTGGTAAAAAAATAGTGCTGCAAGTCTTTGATCTGTGTCTGGCGTACTCCGGCACCCAATGTTGCATAACAGATACGAGCAAACTCGTCAGAAAAGAGTGTCTCCCACCCATTACTGTCAGCATATAATATCGTACCCCTGAACCGAACAATGCGGTAGCGCATGTTTAATTTCGCTACCTGCTCTTGTTTGAGGTTCATCTTCCCCTCAGTTGTTGATAACTCATTTTTTGCCATTGGTACCCCCCATGATGGCTGAAATAACACATTTTGTAAATACGCTAGTGGTAGCGTGTGGATAACTATTTAGACACTATAATTTTAATCCAAAAAGCTCATGTCAATCTCGTCTGTTTCTGCGCTGTCACCGTAATACGCATCTGGTTCGTTAGACATCTACAATCTCCGCTTCTGTAATTAGGGGGTTAGTCATGGTTCAAACCTCGGTAGCTTCTTGGGTGTAAGATGGGGTGTAAGATGGGGTGTAAGATTGTCATTACTCAACCCCTCAATCTTTCCTTCAAGCCATGCGATACGGCTCTTGAGTTGCTCTACTTCGCTGTTCGGGGTGTAGTTGGCGGTGATGTAGGCTTCAACAATGCTCATTACAACATTGGTACAATTTTCCGTGTAGTCGGCTGGTGCGAGTCTATAGACCTGCTTGAACTCTGTAAGCACCTGTTCTCGTAGCTCCTGTTCATTCGTAGGGTTCATACTATTTCACCTCCTTTAGTTTGTTGCGTTCGGCTTGTGTGTTATGTGGTTGGTTCATAGTTCAATGCCTGTATTACTCAACATCCATTTTATGGTTTCACCCGCGAACCCGTCAGCTGAGCTGATTTGATATACTATTGGGTCTTGTGGGTTATCCCAAGTATTTTTGTCTATACGTACATACTCAGGTAGATTGTTTAAGTCTGGTTTGTCTCCCATGTAATATCCGATAGTAAAATGACCATATTCGTTTTTGAGACTAATTATTTCTGCTATTTGCTTACTCATACTATTTCACCTCCTTTAATTTTGCTCGTTCGGCTTGGATAGCCTTACCGATAGTGTTTTCATACATTGCCTTTAGGAATGAACGGTTGTAGCTGTCCATCTTGCAATAATCAGGCGTTGCTGCTTCAATCCTATCCAATACGCTAGCTATCTCATCGGTGGCATAGATTACAAGCCTGTCCGACGCCTCTATTTCAATTTCTACTGCGTCGCCAGTGGGTGTTGAACGGCTTCTGTCGTATTGTGCGAGTACATCAGCTATATGCTCTCGTAGCCCCCCATTCTCTACAGGCTTCTTATTCATTACTTCAGCACTCCTTTCTATAGCATCTGAAACAACTTTGCTTGCTTCGGGTGTCATGTTAGGGCTAGCTATATCAATTAAGTTGACTTTGGTTTTAGTAAGGTCAACAGTTTTAGGTGTTTTGTTGACTTTCTCTACAGGCTTTGGGGCGTATAGGGCTTGTATCTGTTGCTTAGCATTTCTAATCCTAACTTCTCGTTCACCTTGGTACTCATCTGTTTGAGTTAGCAAAACTAAATCTAACAAAATGTCGTCTAGCTCGTTATTCTGATTGGTCATGATTCCTCCCTTCAAGTATCTGAGATATAACAGCAACTAGATTAATCAAGTCTACGGTTGTGTACTTAGCAAGTACGTCTGCTGGCAATATAGGTCTGTTACTCATACTATTTCACCTCCTTTAA